TTGAGAAATTACTCCGGCAATATCAGATGCACTTGATTTTGCAGCATTGCCAGTTTTAATGAAAGCAGCACGCTGCTGCTCCATTTCATCAGTTGACCCTCTGAGAGTTACCTTCAGAGACTCAATATCTTTACCCAGTTGAATATACGCCTTACCACCAAGCGCTGCCTGCTCTCGCAACCCCTCAAAAGCCTTGATCTGGCCCTTGATCGTTGCCTCACTGTTGCCAGCTTCAGTTGCAAACTTTACAATATCTTTTGTCGCTTGAGTTATGTCCGCGTCAGACAGTTTTACTTGCTTGGATAAATCACGAAAAGACCTATTCAGCGCCGCAAGTTTTTCGCCGCCCTTGATGCCAAGCTCGATAGCAATAGGCTGAACAGTTTTAGCCATCTTTCTTGTTCAGTTCTGCGAGTGCGGCTGCTTCCATCACCTGGATGTCCTCTAGCAGCTCGCGGGGGTTCTCTATATCATACAGCGACATCAGTCCGCCCGCACCAAGCAACACCTCGTACTTCAGACCTACGTAGCCGCCCATTGTGACGTTCCACTGCGTTTGGATTCGCAGGAACATCATCAACGATTCCCAGTTTTCCTCCCATACTTCGTAATGCTGCTCAACTGGTGCAGCCTGCCTGCGCTGCGGCTTCAATCCGAATGCCGCAGCGTCATCACTGGTCTTATCTTCTACTCTTTTGCCGCCTTTGCACCAATATTCGACGGCGCCTTTCAGTTTCCACAGCCTTGAGCAGCTCCAGGTCGCCTTTATCAGCGAGCTTCTGAAATTCAGACCGTGGCACACGCTTGAAAACAGCATCAAAAGTCGAAGTCTCGAACACACCGCCATCGGCAGGCTCTTCAATCTTTACAGGCCACTTGAAAGTCTTAACCTTTTTGCGAACGAAAGCCATGAGTAGAAATAGACTCTTGCAAACTATACAGCAATAAAAAGGGGACCGCAATGCGGTCCCTGCCGATCCATCTCTCGCCGATCAAGTATACACCAGGCTGAACTCGTCGTTGCCAGCAGTGGACGGGATCGCGGTGTAGGGGATGTTCAGCATCGCGATGCCGTCCTGATCGCTATAGGACACATCGCCGATGTCGATCCGAGTCGAAGCGAAATCAACGATGTTGCCAGCAGCCGTTCCATGTTGGAACGTCAGGTTCCCCAGCGTGCTGTCGGTCAAGGCAGCAGTGAAGTAATCCTTCGTCGCCATCGTCACCGCTTCGAGCACCACGGTTCCGTTAGCAGCACGATCTGTCATCAGCACCTCTTTAGTGCAACCGATCAGCTCGCGATACACCAGCGTGTTGCCCACATCGAATGTCACCGATTGCAGGCATCCGGCATAAGACAGCAACGCGAAGGTGTCGGTGTTGCCGTTCTTGAACACCAGAGGAGTGGCCTGGTTCGCGTAAGTCACGCTAGGCAGTGCCGAATCATCAGGTGCGTTGTAGATACCGGTAAAGGTGAAGTCGATCGTCGGGATCTCGCCCACGTTCGCATTGATCACGAACGTGCCACGGCAACCTGTCACCTTATGGCGCACACCATCGATGTTGTAGTGGATGGTTACAGAGCCGAACGAGGAGCTGACAGGCGCGTAAGTGACGCTAACGCCAGCAGAAACAGTTTCGCTCAGCCCGCAAGCCAAAAGGGCCTTGCCGTACTGAGGTGCAGTGCCAGCGGTGCCAGAGCCAGCCAGCTCAACACTGAAGGTGCACTCAACGCGAGTATTGGCGAGGAGTTGCTCCGATGCGCCCAAGTACGGGCGGATCAGATCGCGGCTGACAACATCACTCTGCTGAGGAGTGATGTTCAGGTCCCTCACCAAAACCGCGTCCGCTCCGGTGGGAGTCGGATCCGTTCCGTACACCGATTCCGTCTCGATCAGAATCAGTCGTTTCCGTAGAAGAAGTGCCATTGTCCTCAGGAGAGTTTGCGGGAAGAGTGCGCTCAATCAAGGTGCGCTTACCGGTTTCTGGGTCCAGGAGGTAAGACCCACCCTGCCCTCGGTACTCGTCATTCATGATAATCTCTGTACCTGCTTAAATCTTAGCTTGTCGTCAGGTCATCAACCGCAGTGCGATAGAGCACATCGAATTCGCAGGAAATCACGCCTGCAGGCTGATCAGCATCTAAAAACTGAAATTCGGTCAATACGGGCTGCACATCGATGGCGTAGCCGCCAAGCGTGAGATCCGCCATGATTTTGCTGTGCATCGACTCGATCACCGAATCTGCGCTGGTGTCTGGAGTGCTGGAACGAACTACAACAGTAACCCTGACACGCATTCGCCAGTCAAGCTTTGGCAGCGATGTCACCTGCCTGGCTGTATCGGTAACCGGTTCAATCACAAGCATGGGCGACTCAGATCTCGCAGCAGCCGTCACCCTCGACCGATACACACGACCGTCAACCCCAGCAGTACTGGCAAGCACGCTGGCGATCTCACTCAGAATCTGTTCGCGTTTGGTAGTCATCAGTTACACATCACAGAACCAGTGAAACTTTCACCCGCGCCAATGCTTGACACCGAACACCTAACGTAAAGCAACGGCGTATTTGAATAAGTATGGCGATCGACGCCTGATGCGTTATGGCTGTGAGCTTCTAAGTCAAACCAATCCGTGCAATTCAATGACCCTTGATGCGTTACGGTTACGTTTGATCCCACAATCTTGTCAACAAATGTAAAGTGCGTTGCGTTAACCTTTAACGCATCCGTCTCGCCATCACTTGTCAACGTATCCCACGTGTAGATGTTTTGCTCGTTATTCGAGTAATAGCCAATGACACCGCTCATGAGTTCTTCTGCAACATGATCTCACAAAACGCACCGTCATCGATCAACGCTACATTTCTCACAGTATAACCAGTTCCAGCAACCGTAATCGCATCGCCATGCAGCAAGCTGCCAAATTTTGACGCTTCGCACGTCAGCTTGTAGTCGGTTGTCAATACAACGCCATCAGCAATAATCTCAGACGGCATATCAAGGATCCCCAGACCCGACACGGCACCAGCAACTACCTGCACAGCGAACTCTGCAGTGTTGAGAAATACGCTTAAATCTTCGCTCATCGCCATAGCAAAAAGCGCCCGGCGTTAACCGGGCGCATATCGTGATCAGGCGTACTTCTTGGCACCCAGAGCGTTGATGCTGTAGGTGTGGGTTGAGGTGTCAACAGTGGACACAGCCTTCACCCAACGCTTAGCGGCACCCTTAGGGAACACCAGATACTGCTTAGAAGCAGAAGTGCTCACTTGGGCAAATGCCACAGCAGCAGATGCTTGCTCGGTGCCGTCCAGGTTGAACACGCTGGTGACATCGGTGTAGCTGCCACCTTCGGTGTCGCTGGATTGCAGCTTCACGTCAAGAGTGGAGGTGCCGCCATTCTCAACGTCAAGGATGACAATAATGTCGCCCTCGTAATCGTTCAGGTCAACAGCAGTGCCAGCAAGAGCAATAGTACGCTCAGCAGTCGGGGCCAGGGCGAAGTGAGAAAGCTTCTCCAGGCCGGTGGAAAGAATAGCCATCAGTCTTCGGGGAATGAGGTGGAACGCTTACGCCGTGGCGCAGGCTTAACAGGTGGACAAACCGCCGGGGCGGGTTCGGGCTCAGAGACAGGAACAGGCTCAGCAGGTGCATGCACTGCTTTACCCATTCCGATCAACAACATTGCCACAGCGTCTTCAACCTCTGCGAAGGAGCACGCTTTCACGGACTCCCCAGAGATCATTACGCTGCGCTTGATCTCAACTCGCATCACAATCAGGTTCCGAAACAGAAGGCGCCGGGCTGCTTGACGGCGAAGTCAACGTCTTGCAGAGCAATGACGCGGACAGTGCCAGCAGTAGCACCAGCGTAAGGATCCACAGTCAGATCCAGACCGGACCACATGCCCATCACCATCATCGAGAAGTCGCCGAACAGAGCGTCGTTGTTCTGCAGTTGGTTGGACACGATCACCGGATAACCGTTGATTTCGTTGTCCTGGAACACGAACTGAGCAGTGTTCGTCGCCTTCTCGGTAGACTTCAGCGCACCGCGAGCAGTAGCGTTGATGATGTAACGCAGGCTGCCAGCGTCAGCATTGGCAGAAGCAACATCGGTCTCCATGCCGATGTATTCCGCGAAGGTGCCGTAGGTCGTGATGGTCTGGCTGCCAATGCCGGTGGTGTTGGTCAGGCCCAGAGGCTGGTTGCTGGAACCGGTGCCGTAGATAGCAGCACGGTCGATTTCCAGTGCGATCACACGAGCCAGGTCATTACGAACCATGCCCTCAACGTCGATGCTGGACTGAAGCAGCAGACGACGGCTGTAATCCACATAAGCACCCACGGTCTTGGGCGTCATGTTGACTTGATCAACAGCCTGCTGGCTTTCGGTAGGAGAAGAATTTTCGCCAACCCAGTACGCGGTGCTTGCGCTCGACTGACGGGGGATGCTGATGTTGCCCTGCAGGCCGCTCAGCATGGTCACGCCAGCTTGAGCAAAAGCAAGACGGTTGCGCAGGATCTCGATGAAGCTACCAGCCAGCAGCACATCATCGACAAGGTTGCCACCAGCAGTCGGGGTGCCGACCACCAGATCACGACGCAGCACTTCGTTCGGCACCACGATGCCGTTAGAAGAACGCTCGTACTTGTCAGCAGCAGCGCGGCCAACTTCAATTTCAAACTCGGCTTCACGACGTGCCTGAGCATCGCCTTGGTTAGCCAGATAGTTCAGAGCCTTGACGAAGCTGAACTGACGGGTCTCCTTTTCGGAGAGGCCAACATCGTTGGCATCAATGCGGTGTTCCACGGGTTGGGTTCCGATTTTTTCGAGGATTGCAGCCCGTGCCTCATCAACGGATTTACCTCCGTCGATCAGTTCGCGAGCGACTTCGGGGAGCTTATGACGCTCACCCAGTTTGTTGATGGCGG